TAAGTATATAACTTTTTGATCTTTTGCTTATAAAATGGTTTCAAAATCAGTTAAAAATGACCAAAGCGCCGAATCTTCTGAATACTTATTGATATTGCAGGCGGCTGTAATTCTTGTCTCATCTGAAGAAAATTTACCTACACCATGAAATACCCAACCGGGTAAGATGACAACTTCACCATCTTTACCCCAATGTTCATATGTTTCATTTCGTTCTGAATCATAGAATACTGTAGGCGCTACATGACAATTTTTTACATAGACAACTGTTGTGAATGTACATGGATGAACATGTGGTAAATTTTCACTAGACGAATCTGCCAAATTGAACCACCAAGAAGATTCTTTATTATATGGAACAGCTGCCATTTGAATAGCAGCACCAGACCATAATTCAGAATAAGACTTATCAGTTCGTTGATGCATAAAATAGGTAGCCAAACCTATCATGTAGGCATGTAAGTTTGAATCTAAAATTTTAGTAATAGGAATTGCAGTTTGTCCTGCATTAGCACCTACATTATGATGATGTTTTAGAAAACCTAAATCAGGATGATTAAGGGTTTCTCTACACTCATAAGCTAATCTTAAAAAATCATTGTGTATATCAGGATGAAGCTTGCCGGCAAGAATAGGTAAACTAAAATCTAGATATTGGAAATTAGAAAAAAGCTTGTTCAAGCCTAATTCTAATTTGTCTATATGAGGTAAATCATCATTTTTCATTTGTTAAATCATGTACGTGCAATGCAATAAGTGCGTAGTGAAGAACTTTAAGTAGATCTTTTCGGTTCTTACCTTCTTTTTTACCATAACGTTGAGTATATTTAATCACATTTCCCAAACAAAATCCTTCACCATGACCGGCATCAATAACAAACTCTGTGGTCTGAACTTTGTTTTGTGCATAGTGTTCATCATAAGTTTGATCAACATATGCTTTTAGTTCATCGATTAGTTGCTGTTCATTATATTTGTACTCAATCATCTCCAATTCCATAAACTGTCCAAAAGTTTTGTCCATCCTCTAAAAGGTCATAATCAGATACGTATGCATTTCCACTCACTGAAATTCTAATTTTATCGCTCGTATTTCTTTGAGTATAATGTGTTATCCAATCAGGAAAAATAACAAGCTTACCTGTTTCAGGAATCACATAATCAATCACTCTTCGTTTTTCTGCCATCATACTAAAGATAAGATCACCAGTACTATCGTCAGCATCTACATAATATACCCAAGATAGAGCCATAGGATTCTGTCTATCGCTATGTTGATGTGGTCCGGTAGATTCACCCGGATTAATAATATGAGACCATTTTTGTTGAGTAGAAAATCCTGAATGTATATTTTCTTTTATAACTTGATCAACTGCTGATATTAGTTTTTTACCTAATTTTGTTGTTGGATAATCACTATCTTCGAAAAACGTATGCTTCGGATCTTTAAAAGCTTTATCATCTTTTAATTCTAAAACATCTTTAGCAAGTTGTACATTATCAAATTCAAGTGTTGTCACAAATTTATTACATAGGAATATTGGTTCAAACATAATCTTCAATACTCACTATTGTTTTTTTAATAATATCTTCGAAAGTTCCATCAGGTTCACGTATAACTATTCTATCACTTTGTGGATTATCATGCGCAATAGTACCTATACAGGTTAGATGATCACCAGTTTTCCAGTGTTCATACACGATCTTCTTCATTTCCATGAGTCAAATACATTCCTATCAAATTTTTCTGCTTTCAATCTTTCACCGAATGCACTGCTATCCATGATTGGTTTATCATCGATATCAGGTCCAACGTTTTCCTGTGCATTCTGTTCTACATCATATATCTTCATTCGAGCTCGATCTACACCAACTACGAATCTTCGGTAGAGGCCAGGATCGTTATATCGGTTTTTGAGTTGTTTGATGAGGAGCTGGCCGAGGCTTTCAAGTTCTTCTGAAGATATGGCGGCAAACATAAAGTCCGCAGTAGCGGGCAATCCAAATGATTCACTCGTGTCTTCAAGCCCCACATCCGACGACGTGAAGCCTGTACGATTTGTCTGCGTTGCGGTAAAGATCGGGAGATTGTATTCAACTGCAAGTCCTCTTAGTTCTTCTGCTATGGCTTTCACCAATGTATAACTATTAACATTCGCGCCACCACGAATACGTGATGATGTGCATAAATTTAGATAATCGATATAGATAATGTCCGGTATAAACTTCTTTTTCATTTTCAGTTCATTCAGGAGATGTCTAAAATGACCAGACCCAACAGATGCCGTAGGATACTCCTTCACGATCAATTTACCAGACGTCTTGTTCCGTATTCGTTGTATTTTGGTCTGATAGGTTTCGCGTGGGTATGTCTCCAAATCGTTCAATGGTATGGACATTAGATTTGCATCGATACGTTCTGAGATACGTTCTTCGGCCATTTCTAATGTAATATACAATACATTCTTACCAGCCATAAGATTAGCTGCAGCGAAGTGACACATCATCAACGTCTTACCAACACCAGTACCAGCCAAGATAACATTAAGTGTTTTACGAGGAACACCACCTCGAGTGATCTTATTCAGATATTCGATGTCAAATGGCACACGCTCTACAACTTTATGATAGAAGTCATATCGAGCCTCATAGTCTTCAAGAAAATCGTGGCCAATATGTTGATCAAAGGATACCGAAAGCGCATCAGATAGGATCTGAGGCAGCGCACCTTTATCTTTATCTTTGACTTTACCATCGATAACCTGAATAGATTCCATGATGGCATTATAGATTGCTTTGTCTTGACAATACTTTTCGGTTTGTTTCACCAACCAATCATAGTCAGTGTCTTGTTTTTGCAATCGACCAATTAGTTGTACAGCTTCGGCATATGAATCTTGATTGAGTTGCAAATCGTCCAATTCAATCTTTAGTGCTGCTTGTGTAGGTGCGACATTGTATTTTGTAAAATGTTCTTCGATTAAACCAAAGATGATACGATACTCATGATTAACAAAGTATTCTGGTTTAATATATGGCAACGTCGTACGAATATAATCTTCGTTATGAACGAGACTTGAGAAGATAAGATCTTCTATTGAAATATCAGTCATACATCATCCTCACCTTTAATATACCACCATATTACTCCAAGAATAATAAAAAGTACATACAATAAAAATGTTGTTATTCCCATAAAAAATGAATTACGATTCGTTCGTTAGTATCAGTATTTGATGTTGATCTATGTCTCATATCACCATCAAAAAGTAAAAATCTGTTTCTCTTCGATTCTATAGATACACCATCAAAGTCTGTTGTCCCATTACATGTTGTTAGATAAAATATACCAACCTTATGCTTGTTTAGTGAATCAGTATGAAAATCACCAAGCATTTTTTCTACAGTTCTTTCTGCCCACATTACTCTTGCTTGACTAGGATGACCGAAGACTTCAAAAAAACCATTGAATACTGATAATAAATCTTTAGAATAATCATTTTCAAATTCATTTTCCATTTTCAAATAGCTATTCCATGCGGCAATGTTGCAATCACCATCGCGAGCCCAACCACCTTTTCCATTGCTCAGCCATGTTAGGTTGTTCATTACAATATGAGTAATATATTCTATTTCATTAGGTCTTAGAAAATTATCTAGAACTTCAAACTTCATTAGTCAAGAAATCCTCTATTTCTTCGTCTTTAATAATAGATGAATGAGCTACCGAGTACTTATTCTTTACATAATCTGCAAAACCAGAAGTTGTAAGTATAGGCATCCAGAAATCAGCTGTATCTGTATCTTTGGCTCTTACCTTTGTACCAACCAATTCACCTGTTGATGTATCGACGCGCTGATACCAACCATTCGATGGCTTCACTACAAAACCACCATCCATAGCAATGTCGAGAAGCCCGCTCCACTTAGAAAGGCCGCCGTCATGAGTAACAGTAACAGGGATTTTCGCCTTCTCACGTACATGTCTTGATTTTTCCACATTAATGATGAAATTATATCCAACAACATCTTTACCTTCTTTTTCTTGTTGACGGCCGATGATGTAGATATTGTCAGCTGAGTAGTATGAACCAGTGCCGCCTCCAACAATATCTTTAGGGAACAAAGACATTTCTTTATAGGTATGATTGACTACTACCATAGGGATATCTTTGAGGGTGAGATGAGGAGTCACCATACGAAACAGCGACTTAATTTGCTTAGCTCGCGACATGTCTGCCACTGCTTTCTCGTTAAGTGCATCTTCGACTTCTTTCTTTGAAGCCAAGTTACCGATGGAGTCGACAATGACGATCAGCTTATCGCCACGATCGACCTGATCGAGTTGTTTCATGATATCAAACTTTAATTGTTCAACATCAGTAATAGGGGTATGGAGTACACGATCGCCATCGATTCCGAAAGAATCAAAGTATGATTGTGGAGTACCAAATTCTGAATCGTAGAATAAAAGTGCTGCATCTTCATATTTGTCCATATATGCTTTAGCCATGAGTAGACTAAACGCAGTCTTAAAGTGTTTAGAAGGACCAGCCCACATCGTAAGGCCAGGAGTGAGACCACCATCCAATCTACCACTCAATGCTACATTGATGACGGGGATGGCGGTAGGGATCATGTCTTTTTGTGTGAAGAACTTGGATTCAGTCAGGATTGACGTATCTTTGATTGTTGAGTTCTTCTTTAGTTTAGCGAGTACGCTCATGTATAGTATTCTCCACGCAGGTTGATATTTAATATATTCTACACTAAAACGTTGGAAAAGTAAATGCTATGGGAGCCATTGATTATCGAGATCAATAAGACCTGTCTTATACCACCTCTCTTCAATTTCTGTCAATGGCTCACGCTGGTATTCGTATGCTTCTATTTCATATGGATGTTTGCGATATCCATATCGAAAGAATTTAAGAATGTATGAAGAATAGAATCCCCACACACCCATACTTTGTATCTGATAACAATGTTCTAATTCGTGTTTGAAGATACGACGACCAGGTTGTCGCATGTTAAAAATAACGTATGGATATATTACCATACCTCCGGCCCAAAATAACCATTTTTGATTTTTAAGTACTTTAAATTTCATGATCGTACAATTTTTCCATGTGCGGTTGGTTTGTTATTTTCGCCTTCCCTTACTTTATCTGCGATCGATCCATACATCATTCTCATATTTTCTTTACATCCATGTATTGACTCATATGTCCATGATGGTTTAGCT